CTACCTAATTGATACAGACAAAATTACTACGGCAGAAGTTGATAGTGGTGGAGATTGTTCTTACGCATATAAGGCAATCAATATCGGAGCATCAGATTGTTGGTTTAAGTGGGAATTTGATAGAGGGACTGCAGGTTTTACTGCAAACGCTACAAGAGAGAATGGTTCTACACTTATTGATGTTGAACTTCAGTTTTATATCCCTAAAGTTACTTGTGAAGGTAACGCAAAACTAATGGAGTTAGTTACTTCGTGTGGTATCACGGCAGTAGTTGAAACTTATGCAGATGATTGTGGAGACCCTGCAGAGAACCTTTGGTTTGTATTAGGATGGGACGAAATGTTTACTACAGGTGAGCAAACTACAGGAGTTGCACTTCAAGATGCTAACGGAACTGCAATCACTTTAACTACTCAACAAGGTGAATACCCAAGAGGACTTACTTCGGCAGGTATAACTGATGTTACAACAGACTTTGACGCTTGTTAATAAGTCGTAGTTAGTTAGTGTTTTAATAAGGATAGCAAGGGGTTGAAATACACCCCTTGTTCATATCCGTTTTGTAAAAAAAAATTGTATATTTGTATATGGCAAATAAATTTGAATATAGAACTATAGGTTCAATGGGGAAGACCCTCTCTGGAACTCGCGTTAGATTTAGGCATATCACTTCACAGGCACAATTAAGAAAGTTGTTCAATGAAGGAGTGAGTATGATAGAGAAAATAGAACTTGATGTAAAACCTAAAACTAAAAAAATTGTAAAAGATGAAAGCGAAAACAAAGGGGAGAACATCAACAAGTCTGAAGAAAATACAGGACAAGCAGGGGAGTAAATTCTGTAAGTTTGATGTAATTAACCTTGCAATTCCTGATAAGATAAATGAAGACATAGACTTGAACCAAGTCAACACGGAGTTTATTCCGTTTGGTTCAGATAATTTGTTTCCTCAATATCTCGCAGAACTTAAAAGACAAAGTTCAACTCATAGAAGTATATTAGCACAGAAAAAAACCCTTTCACAGGGAGCAGGTTGGAAATCTGAAAACGAAGGTTTATTAGAATATCTTAATCAAGTCAATCCTGATGAAGACTTTCGTCAAGTTTATGGTAACGCAGTAGACGATTTTTATACCTTCGGAAATGCCTTCATTCAAATAGTTAAATTTGAAGGTGGAATTAACCTATATCACATAGACGCTACGAAATGTAGGGTATCAAAAGACCAAACAAAAGTTTATATACACCCAAATTGGGCGAATTATATGAACTCAATGAATGATATGGTTATATTACCCTTATACCCTAACTTTGATGGGGGATATGGCGTTATTCAGTTTAAGGACTATGAGCCGACATTTAACTTCTATGGATTGCCTGATTATTGTGCGTCATTAGAGCATATTGCTATTGACTACGAAATAGGAAAATACAATCACACAAGGTTTAAGAATAACTTCCAACCATCTGCGATAGTTGAGATTAACGGAGATATGGGAGAAAAGGAGGCAGAGCAATTAGTTAAGTCTGCAACCGAAAAGTGGACAGGAGCAGGAAACAATGGTAAGATATTATTCATTGTAAAGAATGGAGACACAAGTCCTGCACAGGTAAGTCTTATCCAAGATAATCAAGAGGGTAGTTGGATAGATTTACAAAAAATCACAGACCAAAATATAATTACTGCTCATAGATGGCAACCAAGTTTAAGTGGTGTTATCAGTTCAGGGAAGATGGGTAGTCAAGGAAATGAAATTCGTATTGCTTATGAAATTGTTTTGAATACAATTATCAAAGACACGGAGCAAATTATCCTGAACAAATTAAAGATTGTTATGTCTGAATTAGCAGGTTTAGATGTTGAGGACTTTGAAGTAATTTATGAGCCACCAATTTCATTCTTGTCAGACATACAGATAAGTCAAGTATTAACCATCAATGAACAACGAGCAATTTTAGGATACGAGGAAATAGAAGGAGGAGACGGACAAATTCAAGCAGAGGAAGAAACAGAAAAAGAGGAAGAAACAGAGGAGAAAGAGGATAATTCAGATGAAGAAGAAATTGAAGTTGATGTTGAAGAAAATGAAGATTAGATATGCCTGCAATTAACTATATGAATTTGAATACTCTTGTTACTGCATCAGAAGTAAGAAGTGCAACTTTCACAAACTCAAATACAGATTTGTCTTTGATTAAAGAACAAGTAATAAGGTTAGCAGAAATTGCTCATATAAGAGATGTTATAGGACACGATTTTTACGATTTCTTAAAAGTAGAAATGGATAAGGCAAATTTAGATAGATGTTGGAATACAACTCCTGCTACTTGTGATAGTTGTCAGATAGATACTGAAAGTAGTTATCAGGTTTTAATGGATAGTTATTTGAAACCTGCTTTATGTTGGTTTGTAAAGTTTGAGGTAATCAATGATATGCAGTATAATTCAACAAGTGCAGGTGTGGTAATGAATATGCCTGAATTTACTCAACCTGTAGGGACAAAGGAATTGAACGCATATAAACAAGATGTTTATAGAAAAGCAAAATTATTGTTAGATGCAATGGTTGAGTTCTTGAATGATAGTGATAATGATGGTTGTTTTCCTGAATACGATATAGCAGATACAGATGGAGATGGATATGATTGTGATAGTAATTGTAGTTCAGGAGTTGCTACCAAAAATCACGGAATGATAATTTATTAAAAGAATTTTGTATATTTGCAATGAAAGAAAACGAAATCATCACAAAATATAAAGAAGGAGAAAAGGAAGATAAACCAAAACTCAATAGGAGACAAAGGAGAAAGATGATGAGAATGTTACAAAAAGGCATAAAAATTAAGAAACAAATTAAAGTAAATGGCGAGTAATATACATAAAGATTTAGACGATAGTCAAATACACAATCCAAAAGGGTTTGCTACTGCAGGTAATAACACAAAACTTACTAAAGACACAGGTGGTAATTTACTTTGGAAAAGTGATACAGATGGTGGTGTTACAAGTATAATTGCAGGAACTAATATAACGATTAGCCCAAGTGAAGGAACAGGAGATGTTACGATAAATTCAACTGCATCAGGTGAGACTTGTGGTGTGTTTAATAGTCAGTATGCTTATGGAAGGTTATCAAAGGACGCATCATTTGGAGGACCTTCAGGTGGTGTTTATGTATTCAACCCATTTCTTATAGGAACACAAGATGTAGGTGTTAGGTGTAGATTAGAACTTAATTTAGCATTGACTACATTGGCAACAGATAATAATGTAGGTGATGTTTGGATAAGTGCAGTAGGA